ATTATCACGGAAATATGTGACAGGGTTCTGATTATCCGCAACAGTGGCTGTTTCAGTGATATCTATCCATTCACCAAGTAAGCAAGCATAAATTCTCATTGTTCAATCTCCTTTCGCGATTACTCGGCTACGGCAATAGCCTGTAAGGAAAGTATAGGAGATAGGAGCAGATAAGGCAAGGGATAAGAAGTAAGCAGATTTTTAACTTGCATTATTAAATATAACAAAGAAAGGAGCAGGCTTATGAAGATAGCAACAATAAAGAGAGAGCCGGAGGATATGGTGTATACAGTGGAGGAAGTGGCAACAATCATGCGAGCTTCTAAACAGTATGTTTATACACTTATCAACGCAAATCAGATAAGGGTGCTTAAAATCCCTCATACAAGAATAAGGAAGTCAGAGCTTGAAAGATTCTTCAGGGATAACGAGGGAAAGGATTTAACGAATCCGAATGAACCAAAGGATATTGTAATTTAGGAAAGGAGGATAATATGCGGCGAGTAGGTTTAATAATATCTTACAACAAGAGAATTAATGAGAATCTTAGGAATGGTAACACGGAGCTGGCTGCCAAATGGTACACAAGGTTGAGATTGTTGGAGATATTCAGCTTTGTGCCGGAAGGTACATACAGACTTCCAACTATATAAAAAAGAGCTGCAGTGAGGCAACACCGCAACTCAGATAATAACTCAATGATAGTGTAGACGATTTTGGAGTAAAAAGCAATGTGGAATTATGAATGTAGTTACTGTGGTGCTCTTTTAGACCCTGGAGAAAAATGTGATTGCCAGGATAAGGAGGAAGAAAGACGCAGACAGTATATGGGTAATTTTAAGGAGTCCCGAAACGGGCAAATGTTATTTAATTTTGGAGGAAATAATGAGAACAACAAAGATTCAGATTCGAGACATACTGGGTATCAGGGAATTTAACATGAATGGTGAAAGCATAGAGCTTTCAGGTACAAATGGTGTAGGTAAATCATCAGTTCTTGATGCTATCAGATATGCATTAACTAATAAATCCGGCAGAGATGTAATTGTAAGACGCGGAGCTGTTGAAGGAGAAATTCTTATTGAGACGGACAGCGGATTATCTATTGATAGAAAGAGCCGTATTAATAGAGCGGATTACAAATCTATCAAGCAGAATGGGTGTGAAATAGGAAGCCCAGAAGCTTTTCTTAAGGAGATATTTACCCCTTTGCAGCTTAATCCAATAGAGTTTATGGCTATGGATAAGAAACAGCAGAATGCAATCATTTTGGATATGATTCAGTATGACTGGGATATGAGCACTATTAAGCAGTGGTTTGGAGAGATACCGGCATGGGTTAATTATGACCAGAATATTCTTGCGGTTCTTAATGACATTCAGAGTGAAAATGGAGAGTATTACCAGAACAGAAGGAATATAGACAGAGACAGAAGAAATAAGATAGCGTTTATAGAAGATATAGGCAGGACACTTCCAGAAGGTTATGACGCTGAGAAGTGGAGAAATGCATCTGCTGGAGATATCTATAGACAGATAGAAAGTATTCAGCGTGATAATCAGCTTGTGGAGCGTGCCAAGCAGGTGATTGAGAATAAGAATAATAAAATCCGTAAGTTTGAGGCAGATAGAGAGATTGAAAAAGCTGCTATTGAAAGAGAGTTCAGTTCTCGTGATAAGCAGATAACAGAGGATATTACAAGACTTGAAGGACAGATTGTAAGTTTAAGACAGGAACAGAGCAGTCTTGCATCTAAGATGGCAGACAAGCTTGCTATAGCAGATAAAACTTATGAAGCTTCCGTTGCTGAATATAACGCACAATGTGCTGAGTACAATGAGTATGTTGATAGAGATATAAGAGATACATCTGAACTTAGTAAACAGGCACAGGCTATTGAAGATATGAAAGCCCACATTAATGAGTATGACAGAATGGCAATGCTTCAGGATCAGGTAGATGAGTTGGCAGAGCAGTCACAGATTTTAACAGATAAGATTGAAAAAGCACGAACATTACCGGGCGAAATACTGGAGGAATGCAGTATACCAATTGAAGGACTTTCAGTTGAAAACGGAATACCTCTTATTAACGGACTTCCAATCAGTAATTTATCAGAGGGTGAAAAGCTGGATTTATGCATTGATGTAGCTTTGCAGAAGCCGAATGGAATACAGCTCCTGCTTATAGATGGTGTAGAGAAGCTTTCTACAACACTTAGAAATCAGCTTTATAAGAAATGCAAGGACAAGGGACTGCAGTTTATAGCAACAAGAACAACAGATGATACAGATTTAATAGTTACAGAATTATAGGAGGGTTAATTAATGGACAGTATGATACCGATGGGACAGCAGATGGCTGTTCCTAAAACATCACAGACAGAGATGATGATAAGCAGACAGGCACAGGAAGTTCAGGGAGCAATAGTAATGGCCAAGAAGTTCCCAAGAGATGAATATGATGCAATGGAGAGAATCAAGAGAACATGCCAGAGAGCAACTTTAGCAGAGCAGGCTATATATTCTTATCCAAGAGGCGGACAGACTGTTATGGGACCATCTATAAGGCTTGCAGAAGCTCTTGCTCAGAACTGGGGTAATATTGATTACGGAGTTATTGAACTTGAACAGAAGAATGGTTCTTCAGAGATGATGGCTTATGCCTGGGATCTGGAATCAAATACAAGAGTTACCAAGATATTTACAGTAGAGCATAAGAGAGACACTAGGAAGGGTACATATCAGCTTACAGACAGCAGAGATATTTATGAGGCAACAGCTAATTTTGGTGCAAGACGAATGAGAGCCTGCATTCTTGGAGTTATACCAGGAGATGTTGTTGATATGGCTGTTGGAGAGTGTAAAGAAACTGTTAGAAAAGGAATAGGCAAGGAGCCTATTAATGAAAGAGTAACCAAGCTTATTAATGCATTTAAAGTTGAATTCAAAGTTACAAGAGAACAGATAGAAAAGTATGCGGAACGTAATTGTGCGGATTTCGGAGAAGATGAATTTATTAACCTAAAAGGAGTATATAAAGCCCTTAAGGATGGACAGGCTAAAGCGGAAGATTATTTCCCAGTAGAAGAGGAAGTTCCTAATCCTATGGGAGGTGCTGCAGAATGATATTGACAAGTGAAAATTATTACAGTACAGATGCGGACAGAGAATACTTAAGTGTATCTCAGTATAAAAATTTTATTGGCTCGCTTGGTCGTCCTGGTTGTGAAGCCTATGCAATGGCTAAACTCAATGAAGAATGGGTTGAGAATATGGAAGATTCAGATGCTCTTATGGTTGGTTCTTATGTTGATGCACATTTTGAGGGAACGCTTGATGTATTCAAGGCACAGCATCCATGTATGTTTAAGAAAGACGGTTCACTTATGGCTAAATATATTAAGGCCAATGAAATGATTAACAGATGTGAACGAGATGAGTTATTTATGGCATATATGAGCGGAGAAAAGCAGGTAATAATGACTGCTGATATGTTTGGTGCAAAATGGAAAATTAAGATTGACAGTTATATTAAGGATAAGTGCATTGTTGACCTTAAGACATGCCAGAGCATAACCAAGACATTCTATCATGCTGATGCAGGAAACATGAATTTTCTGCATGAGTGGGGATATTACCTTCAGGGAGCTGTATATCAGAAGGTTGTGGAAATTAATACAGGAAAGAAACTGCCATTCTTTATAGCAGCAGTATCAAAGGAGAAAGAGCCGGATATACAGGTTATAGCATGTGAACAGTCTCTTCTTGATGAAGCTCTTGCAGAAGTTGAGAATAATGTGCCTAAGATACTGGCATTAAAGAATAATGACATAGATCCGGTAAGGTGTGAACACTGTGATTACTGCAAGCATACAAAGATACTTAAAGCTCCTATCTGGTCAAGTGATTTGATTGGGGAGGTATAGAATGAAAAGTGTTTTAACTAAATATAACGGATTCTGTATCTTTTGTGGAAAGCCTACACAGACAGAACATCATATGTTGTTCGGTATAGGAATCAGGGAACTTGCAGAAGAAGATGGAGTAAAGATACCTGTATGTGATGCTGAACATAATATGGCAGGTGGTACAAGGCAGATACATGATAACAGCATTGCTGAAAAGCTGAGTAAGATAGCAGGTCAGCTTGCATGGGAAAAAGAATATTATAGAAGTCTTTATGGGAATGAAGATGATCCTGCCAGAGAAGCTTTCAGAGAAAGATATGGAAGGTCTTATTTATAACTGCTGAATATATCACATTTTTCGCACAGCAGAATAAAACCAGTCTCCCGGTTGCATACTTACCGGGAGGCGGAAAGGAGAAAGATGTTCTATGCATTTACAATCAAAGGCACACTGCCGGGATTGAATGAATACCTTAAAGCGGAAAGATGTTTTCATAATGGACATTGTGACGGTAATGACATGAAACAGCAGTATCAGATGCTTATATCTAACGCAATAAGGCTTAAATTAAAGCGTACTCATATAAATAATCCAGTGAGGATTAAATATACCTTCTATGAGCCAAATAGAAAGCGTGACCTTGATAATATATCAGGTGTTGCACATAAGTTTATACAGGACGCACTTGTTAAGTGTAAGGTTCTGGATAATGATGGCTGGAACAATATAGTAGGTTTTGAAGACCACTTTTTCACAGACAAGCATAATCCACGAATAGAGGTGGTATTGGAAGAGGTGGTGCAGTGAGGACAGAACAGAGAATCGACTACATAAAACAACTGAACGGGTTTGAAAGGTGGCTCGAAAGTCATTACTTGCCGGGCTCAGCGCAGTTATTGTACTACAAATTACTTAGTATTAATAACATGGCTGGGTGGTGCGAGTGGATACAAGTAGATAACCAGCGAGTAATGTCTCGTTGTCAGATGTCAAGAGAGGCTACATTAGTCGAGAACAGGAACAGATTAATAGATGCAGGTCTTATAGAATTCCAAAGAGGTAAGAAAGGAAGTCCTAATAAATATAAAATTTGTACTTTCAAATCCGTAGGACAAAGCGTAGGAGAAACCGTAGTACAAACCGAAGTACAATCCGTAGGACAAAGCGTAGGAGAAACCGTAGCCATATATAAACATAAACAAAAACAAAATAATATAGCGCCTGCGCGCGCAAAAAAATTTGCAAATTACGAACAGCGTCCGCCTAAGGACCCTGAATTTTATAATGCCCTGCTAGAGAACAACAGGGAGTAGGAGGATATATGATTGCAGAGATAATAAGCTTTATAGCCGGAGCAGGATTAGCAAGTGTTATCATCGGATTCTGTAAAGCTGGAAAGGACAACTAATGACACAGGAAACATTATTGCAGATAGGAAAACTTGGACTTGCAATAGAAGATGGCGCAAATATGGTACTGGACATGTATCGCGTTAAGGAAGAGCTTACCGGAGCAGATTTGTTTAAGGGAGAACCGAGCGAAGACAGAAGCCATTACGCAGGATATACAGAGCTGTACAAGCTCCCAGGCATGAAAGACATAGCAGATTCTGCGGCTGAATATATCAAGAACCGCTTAAGTGAGGTAATTGAAGAACATTGTAAGTCTTTAGAAGTCTGTATTTCTGCATTAAGCGATGCAGTAACAGTAAAAGAGGACAAGCCGGATAGAAAGGCGAAGTCTCCCAGTAAAGAAGCGCAATGATGCTTTTGGGTTTTATTGTGCACAATGTGGTAAATATGTATCCACAATAACGGTAAGCAGAGAGACATGGGGCTACAAAAGAAATTGTAAATATTACTGCTCATATAAATGCATGAGGGCAGCAGAGAAATAAGAGTATCAGAAAGGAGCCTGGAACTCTGGCCAGAGTGATTCGTACGATGTTCCTTTCAGAAATGACATACAAAGAGTTTTTAGAAAGCAAGATAGAACTTGCACAGGATAGTGGATTTGAAGTAAATCCGGCAGATATTAACAAAGCATTAAAGCCACATCAGAGGGATGCCGTAATATGGGCACTTAAAGGTGGAAGAAGAGCTTTGTTTGAAAGCTTTGGTTTAGGTAAAACCATACAGGAGATAGAATTCTGTAAACAGGTAATAAATCATGAGGGTGGAAGGGCCTTGATTGTTCTTCCACTTGGAGTAAAACAGGAATTTACACAGGACGCTGTGAATGTTCTTGGATATGATGCACCTGTTTATTGCAGAAGCATGGAAGAAGTAGAATCCTGTGACAGCAGTATTGTGCTTACCAACTATGAAAGAGTAAGGGATGGTGATATAAGACCGGATTATTTTGTTGCAACATCGTTGGATGAAGCAAGTGTTTTAAGGTCTTTTGGAAGCAAGACATACCAGACATTTCTTGATAAGTTCAAGAATGTTCCTTACAAGCTGGTAGCAACAGCAACGCCAAGTCCAAACAGATACAAAGAGCTTATACATTATGCCGGCTATCTTGAGGTAATGGATACAGGGCAGGCACTTACAAGATTCTTTCAGAGAGACAGCACTAAGGCAAACAATCTTACATTGTACCCGAATATGGAAGATGAATTCTGGCTGTGGGTTTCATCATGGGCGTTGTTCATAACGAAACCTTCAGATGTAAATCCGGAATATTCCGATGAGGGATATGTATTACCGCCCCTTGATGTAAAGTGGCATGAAATCCCAATACATTACGGAGATACATCTGATAAAACAGGACAAATGCAGTTATTTACAGAAGCGGCAGCAGGCTTGAAGGAAGCTGCAGAAGTAAAAAGAAACAGCATTGACCAGCGTGTTGAAAAGATGAAAGAGATTGTAGAGAGTTTACCTGAGGAGCATTTCCTTTTGTGGCATGACTTAGAGTCTGAAAGAAAAGCAATTCTTAAGGCAATACCGGAAGTTGTAGATATATACGGCTCGCAGGATTATGACCTAAGGGAAAAGCGGGTTATTGATTTTGCACAGGGAAGAATCAAGCTATTTGCAACAAAGAAATCAATATCAGGTTCGGGCTGTAATTTTCAGCGTTACTGCCATAGGGAGATATTCTTGGGCATTGATTATGAGTTTAACGATTTTATTCAGGCAGTACATAGATGTTACAGGTTCTTACAGACAGATACAGTTGTTATAGACATTATATACATGGAAAACGAAAGACAGATAAAAGAAGCACTGCTTGAGAAATGGAAGAATCATAATCACATGGTTAAAAAAATGACGGATATTGTAAAGAAATATGGTTTAAGTCCGGCATCTAAAATAAAGCGGTTAGAGAGAAAGATGGGAGTTGAGACAGTGAAAGTACAGGGAAAGCATTATACAGCGGTAAATGATGATTGTGTTGAAGAGTGCAGAAGAATAGAAAGTAATTCTGTAGGACTTATACACACATCCATTCCATTCGGAAACCATTATGAGTATAGCGCCAATTACAACGACTTCGGACACAATGAGAATACAGAAAAGTTCTTTGAGCAGATGGACTTCCTTACACCGGAGCTTTTAAGGATTCTTGAACCTGGCAGGGTAGCAGCCATCCATGTTAAAGACAGGGTATTATTCGGAAATGCTACAGGAACTGGAATGCCTACAATAGAGCCGTTTCATGCACAGTGTATAGAACACTACATGAAACACGGATTTCAGTATTTTGGCATGATAACAGTTGTCACAGATGTGGTCAGGGAGAATAACCAGACATACCGCCTTGGATGGTCTGAACAGTGTAAAGACGGTTCAAAGATGGGCGTAGGCTGTCCTGAATACATACTTCTCTTCCGTAAACTTCCAACAGATAAGTCTAATGCATATGCGGATGATCCTGTAAAGAAAACCAAGGAAGATTATACAAGGGCACAATGGCAGATAGACGCTCACGGATACTGGAGAAGTTCAGGCGACAGGCTTATAAGCAAAGATGAGCTTAAGGAATTTAGTGTTGATGATTTACAGAGAGTTTATAGGGAATACAGCCGTTCCAATGTATACAGCTATGAAGAACATGTGAAGCTTGCGGAAGAGTTAGATAAAAATGATAAGCTCCCAGCCACATTTATGGTTGTCGCTCCCGGTTCATGGAATGACCTTGACGTATGGGATGATATAAACAGAATGAGAACACTTAATACAACACAGAGCAGACGCAGGCAGCAGATGCATGTATGCCCACTACAGCTTGATATTGTTGAAAGAATCATTAACAGATACAGCAATGAAGGTGACATGGTTCTTGACCCGTTTGGAGGCTTAATGACAGTTCCAATGACGGCAGTAAAGATGAAAAGATATGGCTATGGAATAGAACTGAGCTGTGACTATTTCAGAGATGGTGTTGGATATCTTCAGGAAGCAGAGAATGAGATAGAAACACCTACGCTGTTTGACTTTATGGAGGCTTAATATGATAAACGGGGAATTAATAGTTGATAATTTCGCTGGTGGTGCCAACACTAATCCAGTACCATTCCGAGACAGCACAAGGAGAAGTAAGAGGGCAGACGATTAGAAATCCAATCATGACTGTGGATGGTTCAAACCGGTACGGACTGGTTACATCATTTTTGAGCAAATTTTATAAAAGCGGCACAGGACAGGATTTAAGAGAACCATTACATACCATAACCACATCACCAGGGCATTTTGGAGAAGTCAGAGCGTTTTTAATTAAATATTACGGGGATGCAACAGGACAGGATATAGAGCAACCACTTGATACAGTTACAACAAAGGATAGATTTGGTTTAGTAACGATAGAAGGTGTGGATTATCAAATTGTAGATATTGGTTTGCGAATGTTGGAACCTAGAGAACTGTATGGGTGCCAGGGATTTCCAAGCGACTACATAATCGACCATGATTACACAGGAAAGACATATCCAAGAGCGGAGCAGGTTAAGAGATGTGGCAATTCTGTTAGTCCAATGGTACCTAATGCACTGGTAAGAGCTAATCTTAAAGAATTATGCATAGCGCAGAGAATACCTAACTGCAGTATAAACGAGGAAAAGACAGGGCAATTAAGATTTGCCTAAGGTATTGTTCTTTGACAATTGAATAATGACGGATATAATATAAATATAAGGAGGTATTAGCAGATGAAAGATGAATTTCTTGTTAGTGCAGAGAGAATCGTTAATGAAAACAGAGAAAAAATAAAGTATTTTTTGGAAAGTGAGTCTGTTTTATTTGATGATGAATTAGAAAATTGTGCAAGCTCACGAACTATATTAAGAAGAGTGCCTGAAGCAATAAGTAATATTTTTGGTATAAGTG